AATTAGTTGAAGCACAGGAATTAAATAATACTGAAAGAGGAACTAGCGGGTATGGTAGTTCTGGTAAATAATTTTATACAAAACAATTTAATATTATGAAAAAAGTAGATGGAAACAAAGAATCTAAAAAATCATCTGGAATTATCACAAATCCAGTTCTTTACTCCAAACACAATGGTAATGCAGTTACAATTAGATCAAAAGTAAAATGGTATAAAAGATTATGGTACATAATTACTAATCCAATCACATACATTTTTGCAGGTCGTATAAGATACTAAAAATAACATTATATTAAAATCGAGATTATGAAGGGTACAACTGGAATCAAGATGCGCAGAGAATCTGCGAAAAAAATGCTTGAAGAACAACTCAAGCGTGGCACAAAGCCAGAGAAAATTAATAAAAAAACAACCAATAATATGGTTGCACTAACCGATACCGATAAGAAACGTATTCAACGTGAAATTGAAACATTAAGTGGTTTAAAGAAATAGTAACACCGATATCCATTCTCATAGTATTTATATTAAAATAATGCCATGAAAATTGAAAAATATTTTTTATATATAAAAACAAGTCCATTGGGTTTAAAATACTTAGGTAAAACAACGAAAAATCCTTTTATTTATAATGGAAGTGGTAAAATATGGAAAAGACATATTAAGAAACATAATTTAACTTATAAGGAAATTAAAACTGAAATTGTATTCGAAACCACAAATAAAATGGAACTAATAAGACTTGGTAATAAATTAAGTGTAAAATATGATATTGTAAAATCAAAAGAGTGGGCAAATTTACGTGTTGAGAATGGTGATGGCGGTGATACATCAAAATTTATTGATTATAGTAATCCAATTTTTCACCAATCCAATAGAGGAAAACATTTACATACATTTAATTCCGAAGAAGAAAAAAAAATAATTATAGCAGAACGCACATCAAAAATTGATTATAATAATCCTGAAAGACTTAGAAAAATAAAAGAAAATACTAATTGGGATACTTGGAGAGAATCAATTAAAAAACGAAATTTGGATTATAAGAATATGCGTAGAAATGTTGTAAACAAAAAACCAATATTACAATTAGATTTAAATGAAAACATTATTAGAGAATTTAATTCAATAATGGAAGCATCAAAAAAACTTAATTATGGTCGTAGTGGTATTATGCAATGTTTAAGAAAAAGAAATAAAACAGCATTTGGATATAAATGGGAATATAAAAATAATTAACAATAAATAAAATTTCAAAAGAATGAAAATAATTAAACCAAATTATGAAATATTAACACCAATTGACGGTGATGAAATCTTAAAAATTATTGAAAAGGTAGCTAGAACATGTTATAAATCTGAAGATAAAATAGATAATGAATCAGCGAATAAATTAATAACAAGATTAATAACTAGTGGTCATGAAGCCATGATTGAGTTTTTTGATATAACAGTTAAATTTATTTGCGATAGAGGTGTTTCACATGAAATTGTTAGACATAGAATAGCTAGTTATGCTCAAGAGAGTACTAGATATTGTAATTATAGTAAGGATAAATTTGATAATCAAATCACTTATATTCGACCTAATTTCTGGAATGGGTGTCCTGAATCAGATGATGATTGTGAAAAACATGTTATTTTAAAACAAGTGTTAATTGATATTGAAAAAGCATATAATAAATTAATTAAATTAGGTGCATCACCTCAAGAAGCGAGATATATATTACCCAATGGATTAAAAACTGAAATTAATGTTAAAATGAATTTAAGGGAATGGAGACATTTTTTTAAATTAAGATGCTCTAAAGCAGCACATCCACAAATGCGTGAGTTAGCAATACCATTACTTAATGAGTTAAAAAATAAAATACCTTTAATTTTTAATGATATTAATTAAAAATTAAATTATTTACTGGATTAAAGAAGAAATAATTATGGCAGAGAAAAAAATATTTAAAATCAAGATTAAAGATATGACTAAAGAAGAACAAGAACAGTTTTTCAAGGACGTTATCGCAAAATTCAAAAAAGACCCAACATCACTTACTGATGAATATATGTGGGATGGTATTATATCTTTCACAAAGAAACGAGATGATTTAATTGAGCATCTTGTCGAAAAAATCAAATATAATGAAGAAGAAGGATTGATTCAAAGCATATTAAGAAGTATTCTGATAATAACTAAGCAACTTAAAATGATGGAAGATGCTAATATTATTTATCGAATAAATAAAGAAAAATAGATTGAATGACAATACTTTATATATTGATATTTCTATTAACAGTAATTGTAATTCTTCTTGCAATGGCATTATATATGTTCGCAAAGAAATCAATATATTTTTCTGATAAAGAAAAGGATTTTATTGTTTTTGTTATGGACATATTCAAAGAATATGGTGATGAATTAGGAATTCAATCTAAAGAACAACATAAAAAACTTGTAGAAGAACTTGATAAAATAAAAACGAAAAAATTGAAACAATAAACAATATCTAATTAAAATCCCTTTGTTTCACTTAAAAACGGAACAACGTCTTCTTTCACAGGAATACCTACAATTTTTTTCCAATATGGTTTAAAACCACCGATGGTTTTCTTTGTCTCATCAGTAACATTATTTGCACTTTCAATTTCGTAATATCTATTCTTTTCACCACTCATATTATATTCAATAATGTCACCCCTATCAATTTCTAATTGTTTTTCTTTGAGTTCTTTGAGATAAATACCAAAACTAATATTACCACTATCATCACGTGCAATTCCACCAGCATTTCCACCATAATATTCCTGTTTACCTTCTTCAATTGTTACCATAACACTGATTTCAACAGGTGGCATAAATTTTTTATCCTTGGTTTTTGATTGACCATATAGATCATGGGATTTGGTTTCAAGCAAATTGATTTTATGAATTCTAACGGTTTGCGCATTATCGGTTTGCAAGAAATTTCTTCCATACATCACATCCAAATCAAAAGAATTATCAGTCATAAATAATCCCATTCGATTATTCTCAAGGTCTATTAATTGCTTTTTCTTTTTCATTTTTAAATCGGTATAATAGGATGCATTGGTGGTTGATATCCACGTTCCTTATTAACATTCTCAGCAATTCTTGCTCTTTCTTCAACTAATTTATCTTGACTCAATGCTAAAAGTTGTTCTAAAATTAATTTCTCAGTTTCTTCTTTTAATTTAGTGCCTTCATCAAGTAAATGACGATAATCCATTGTCAATTGTTTCTCGGTTACTCCAAGTTCACCACTATAAAAACCACGAATACCACCAATTACCATTTTTGTTTTGGCTATTAAAAGATTTCTTATTTGTTGACGAGCAACATCATTCATTTTACCCCATTCTAATATTTGAGTTGGTGGATCAGATGGTAGTTTAACAATATCACTGTTTTCTTCCAAACATTTATCTCTTTCACTTCCTAGTGTATCATAATACCAATACCATACTTTTCTACCACTATAATGTTTGCCCCATGTATTGGCAATTTCGTGACGATCATCAGGTATTGGATATAAGTGTAACATTTTCTCACCACTTGCCAGACCAGTGATACGATATGTTAGTATTGATTGTAAGACTCTCTGCTTCATTCTACGGTCTTGTGCACTTAACAACGTTGAATAAGTAGGCTGAACATATAATGCAGGACGACCAAGATAAGACATACCCATCATACCAGCACTCCAAGCATTTAATGCAAATGGGTCAACAAGACCACCATCAATTTCAGGTGGTGTTTCCCAAAGTACTTCATTTACTTCTCTACCAGCAGGGATAATATAATGTTGAGTATGTGCTGAACAAACGATATAATCTCTTTTAAGTTCCCAACCAGTTGCTGCAGGAGCATTTGTACCCAAACCAACTTGACGTGAATATGCATATGTAAAACTTTCCATATAAGAATTTGGTTTAGTTGTGAATGCTGCAAGAAAATCTCCAGTTTCTTTATTCATACCTTCTAATCCAATCCATTGTTGATGAATTAACCAATGATTAAGTAATGATGAATAATCTTCAACAGCCATTTCTAAATAAGAATCCATCATTTCATCCATAATTTCAAAAGGACGTAATGGATATCCTAATTCGTGCTTAACTTTAAGATATAATTTATTTTTATCTACTACCGTAATTAATGCCATGTTGCAATCTTTTCTAATAAATACTAAGAAGTTTTTTTAAAAAAATGTTTCATTCTTAAAAAATTGTTATATATTTGTTGTTACGTGAAAAAAGATGTTGCATATCAAAAGTTAAATGAGGAACTGAAACAATTAAACCCCATTAAATTATATAAGTGTACTAAATGTGGTGTTGAAGAACCAATTTGGTGTATAATTGATAATTGGTGCATTATTGATGGTGAAAATTATTGTATAAAATGTCAAGAAAAATATAAAGTTGGATGGTATGAACCTAAAAAGAAATAATTATGTTTAATATTAAATATGAAATTGGGTTAAATGAACATAAAAGACCCTGTATCGAGTTACCATTGGATTACGAACAAAGACCCGAAGACAGATTTTTTGTAATTGAAGTTACTAGATATATTCTACAAGACTTGCTTAGACGCAGAACAGAGAAATTGGATGAGCGTACAATAATTGCGCTTAGAGATGCTGAAGCACTTCTTGGACAACTTGGTGATGAATCAGCTAAGATTTTATATGGTAACATGAGAACATTGGGTGATGTTACAATATTAATGGATTCGGCATATCATATGGAAGTTAATGGAATTGAAGAAAGAGACAATTTACCAGAAACCGATATCATATATGAAGATAAGATTTTTGATAGAGAAGTTGGATTAAGAGTTTATGTTAAATATCCTCTTGAAAACTATGATAAAGAAAAAGCAGGACCATATGAATTAGTTGACGGAATTACAAACGAACACTGGAAAAAGGGATGAGTATCAAACCAACTAAAGAACAAGAAAGAATTTTTAAGTTCACACAAA